CTATTACTAATAAACATGCAAGCGGTAATGGGAATATTTATGAGTTAAATGACAACTGGAATAAGCTACCTAGTAATACTAAAATAGGCTTTGAGCTTGTAACACCGTCATTAGGTTCACTGTGGGGTGAAGGGAACGTAGGGGTTACTGGAGATGCTACCCTTAGTGACGTTACAATAGCGTACAATTATAAATTTGATCCGTGTTTTATCCCTTTAGCTGACCCTAGTTGCCCAGACTTTAAGGATGCTTTATACCAGTACTTGTTAGACAATAACTTACTTAACAATGAGCCATCAATAAATGATCCATATTATGACGAATGGGTTATGTATCAGTTAGAACAAAAGACAGAGGCAGAAGAGCTAGAAGAACTCAAGGCAGAGAAAGAAAAAGAAGAAGCCGAAGAGGAACTCAGTATGGAGAAAGCACTTTCAGTAGCAGGGGCAGCAGAGAGAATAGCAGACCCCTTGCAGCAATTAACTATGATGAAACAAATGGCTTCTGTAGGTACACTAGATGGTTACTATGGTGTCACTATAGAGGGTGGTACGTACAAAGACACAGTACAGCTTAAAGATAGTGTCATAGTAGATAACTACAAAGCCCTGAGAAACTTAGCACAAGATAAAGCGCATAGAACAATGGTTCGTTCACAATATGACAAATAAATAATGGAGATATTATGATAAAAAAATTAGCAACAGCAATAGTGTTAATGTCAGCTACGTCTGCATTAGCAGTAGACTCACCAATACAGGGGCAAGTACAAAGTAAATGCTCTGTCTGGACAGAAACAGGCGGTGTTTATGGGCACCCACTCCCTTATAAACTATCAACAACATCAGCAGACGGTGGTGTAGCAGCATCAATTAGAATAGATGTAGCACAGGCAGACTACTACAAAGCTAAGTTTACACATCCTAACAGCTTCTCATCCAGCCCTGCATTAAATGATTCAGTAGCTTGGACAGGCAGTACAATAGTAGGGCAAGTATCTGTAGCAGGTATGTCAGCGTATGAGGCTGCAAAGGTTACGTATAACAATATAACTGAGTTTGATTTAACACTCGCAGGTAGTACGTGGTTTACTGTAGCTTCTACTGCTTCATATGGTAGTACAAAGTCCTTGCCAGCAGGTAACTACACAGCGATTATAAAAGCAGAATGTATAGCAAAGTAATAATAGCTCTAGGTGTTGTTTTTTGTACGTCTTTACAGGCACACGAAATGACACCTACGTATCCAAAGCTAGTATCTTCTTATATAGAAGGTGTATCAGTAGCAAAGATGAAACTGTTTAATAGACGTGATGATGTAGAGTACTATGAGATAGGAGTCTTTACTGAAGATTGGAAGTCAATACCATTTGCTTCTACTTCAAAAGTAGTTAGGGTAAAACACAATAAAAGAAAACTATTTGAAGTGTATATAAGATCAAGAGATATACCAAAAGCAGTATACATATGTACAGAGTCAAAGGTATTTAAAAGTACAGAACAAGTTACCCTTATATCTTCACGAATATGCTCTAAGATAAAGCAAGATAAATGAGAATATTTTTAATCTTACTTATACTTACTAGTAGCTGCACCCTTAGTTGGGCAGACTCAGCATCAAACTCATTGAGCCTATCATTACCTAACTCTAGTGCAGGGTATCAGTCAGATAAATTTAGAGCAGGTGAACTAGATTGTAGTAATGCAATAGGTTCAGCTACACAATTAGAGTTTGGTGTTACTGGAATAATACAAGGTGGTAATTCAACTAATAGTAGCAAAACTGGAGACATAGGTATATACAGCAGGATTGTAATACCATTAGGTAAAAGAGTTAAGTCTAGGATAGATTGTAATAGGTTATACGAACTAGAGCTACAGAAAAAAGAGCTAGAGGTAATGAAGTTACAACAAGAGATAAACCAACTAAGAAGTTTAGCATTTGAAAACTAGGAACACATCATGGCAGAAGTAGAAATAGCAGGTGCTAAAATTAAAGGTGGCAAGATGCTACTTATCCTTCCAATTTTAGGATCACTAGGTGGTGGACTATGGGGTGGTTTTGAATTTTACAAAGACTACATGGATATGAAAGAGATTATCCAAGAGATAGACACAGATGCTATTCAAGCTAAGAATACATTAATTGAGTCTAAACTAGACAATGCTATAACATACACTCGTGACATTAAAAATAACTTACGTGAAGACATAATGTCTGTAGAAATACACCTAGATAAGATACGTGGTGAAGTACAGAACGCTATAGATGAAATGAACCAGCTACAAAAAGATACACTGGCTTCCATGCGAGAAGTAGAAGCACTGAATCGTGAGACAGAAAAAGATGTACGAGATACAATGCGAGAAACGGAAAGTCGCATCGAGGATGATATGAGTAAACTTGAGGAACGACTAAGTACTAGGTTACAAGAGGCATTAGATAACCCTTTAGTTGGTAACTAAATGTACTTTGCTGTCATATTATATTGTACTTTAATTACGGATTCTACTACGTGTGATGTAATGATACGTAAAAACCAACTGTTTGAAACTAAACTAGAATGCAAGAAAGAGATATATAGTGTTGCAAAAGGACTAATTTCCACTGGGCACTATGTAAAAGCTAAGTGTTTTGAATTTAACCACTATGGAGAATCAGCATAATGTCACCTAAGAAACTACAAGCAGATAGCAAGTATGCAGTAGCTGACTCAGATGGAGATGGAATCATTACTGACGATGAGATGGACAGACACGAGCGTTGGATACGTCTAGAAAATGAAGATAAGCTAATGGATACCCAACGTGTCATGGCTTGGTTAGCTATGGGTACATCCATAGTAACTGTGGTGTTCTTACTAACACCTATTATTAATATAACTCGTATGGAATCAGCTTCTGGTTTCCTTAACACTTTTCTGGTAGCTCAAATGGGAGTAGTGTTAGGATTTATGGGTGCTACAGCATTAAGTAAAAGTAAAAGTAATCAAAGCAAATAAAAGGACAATACTAAATGAAAAGTTTATTTATAGCAGGAACTATAATTGCTCTGTCAACAGCTTCTGTACAAGCTGAAGGAATATCAACAGGTGGCATTATGTCACTGATTAAACCAGACACATCTATTGAATACGGTTTTAAGACTAAGAAATGGTCAGGTGACGTAGGTGCAACAGCTACTTTAGGTAGAATATCTGTTAGGCCATCAGTAGACTGGTCGTATACTAAAGGGTCCTCTATAGGAATAGATGGGGCATCAGTAAAAAGCGTAGTTCCAATAATGGGTGGGCTTTCTACTTATTCAAAACTATCATTAGATGGGGACTTTAAATACAGTGACCTGTCAATTGGTTTATCATACACTTTTAAATAGGAGAGATAACTATGAATTGGATTACATCTAGATTAAAAGAACCTTCAACCTACCTAGCAGTTGCTGTTGCTGGTGTAGGACTAGGATTTGTACTTACCATGCCTCTAGTAACTTGGGCTGGTATAATATGTGGAATATTTGGCATAGTGCTAAAAGAAAAAGGCAACGTAGAGTAGTATGTTTGGCCTTGGAAACATAATTGGCCCTATAGCAGGACTTGCTGGTTCATGGATTGAAGGCAAAACTGCTGTACAGAAAGCCAAAGCTACTAAAGATTTAAAGATTGCTACAGGTGAACTAGACTGGGACCTTGAGGCGATGAAAGCTACTAGTAACTCATGGAAGGACGAATGGTTAACACTTTTGCTAAGTGGCCCATTTATCTTAAGTTTCTGTGGGGATTGGGGAAGAGAGATGGCAGCGGAAGGGTTTGCTGCACTTGATCTAGCTCCATCTTGGTATAGTTACAGTTTAGGAGTTGTCATAGCTGCAAGTTTTGGGATAAGATCAGCAACTAAATTCTTTGGGGGTAAAAAGTAGAACAATGAAAATGTATTTAAAACGTGTAATAAAGTCACTACTAAATAAAGGGTGTGACTGCAAGAAATGTGAGTGTGAGTAGTATGGGATATAAACTAGGTCAAACAAGTATGCAAAATCTATCTGGTGTTAATCCAGACCTACAGAGTGTCGTAGAGAGAGCTATTGAAATTAGTGAAAAAGACTTTACTGTTTTAGAGGGCATCAGGAATGTAGACAGACAAAAAGAATTATTTAAGTCTGGTAAAAGTACCACAATGAACTCAAGGCACTTAACAGGTCATGCGGTAGACATAGCACCTTGGCCCATCTCTTGGGAATGGGAAGACTTCGACCCTCTAGAGAAAGCTATAAAGAAAGCCGCAAAAGAACTTAAAATAAGTATCGTTTGGGGTGGTGACTGGGAGAGCTTTCCAGATGGACCACACTGGGAACTAGACTGGAAAAAGTACCCTTAATAAAAACATACATTTAAAATAATTAAGCCCCCATACCTTAGTTGGTACGGGGGCTTTTTTTATTGGTTATCTTTATAGAACTCTATGAGTCTTTTAGTATACCACTGTGATTTTTGTAAGTCTTCTACTCCATTTTTATATCTCCACCTATGCAGGTATTTGGCTATATTCCCACGGAGGTATCCTATAAACTCCTCTGTGGTTAGAAAATCTTGTATGTAATCTATACATTCAATCTTACCATTTCCATAATGGGGTGGGTGATTTACATTGTCTTTCTCCTTTATAGGTAAGTTACATTTTTCGGGTATATCCCATTTAGCCATACTAACTCCTTATTTCCACTGAGGGGTATATATAATATAAGTATCTTTAAATATAATACAAGTAGTCTAAGAACTAATATCTACCATCTCACAAACCTCACCAGTACAAGCAAACGTCTGGCTAGACTTAGTAGTGTCTTCTGATTCAAAGTCTGATAGCTTAGACCAATCTATTTTCTTAGGCATAATACTTTTTAATATTTTATACTCATTCTTATTGCAATCCTGATAAGGTGCTTGTTGATATATGTGATCATCATGTGGTAAGAATGACACACCACTTACCTCGTCAAAGTTCTTATTAACGAACTGCAACACGTCTATCCACTCCCCTTTCCTAACTGATATTGTAACAGATGGTTTGTGTTCTGTCCAGTGCCTTTGATATATTAACCACATATTTAATTGGTCAATGGCTGTTATATCATTCCTTGTAACAGCTTTATTAGGTGCTTGTACAGGGAAGCTAAACACTGTAGTAGTCTCAGGCTTACTTACACACAATTCAAAAGGTATACCCTGATCTTTCATAAACTGAGTTAAAGGATCATTGTTATCAGCTCTTACTGTACGTATGTAGTAGGGTGAATGCCTAGCATGTATACCTGATGCACTGTCTACAAGTTGACTGACTGTACCACTAGGTTTAACACAGGTAATAGCAGTAGATACTGGTATACCTAAACGCTCTGCCCAAGTAGCATTAGTAGTAATAGCAATATTCTTTAAATGCTCTAGTGTTTTATCAAGACCTTTATTTACTGAAGTCATTAGTGGATTATCCATAATACCTGTAAGGCTAACACCAAG